TAAGCTCGTTTCGCTTCTCCACAATGGACCGTTCCTCGGTCATTTCGGGGCCGCCTCCTTTCTGGCCTCCACGAGATAGCGTTTCATCGGGTGGATGCTGTTATGGCCCAGCTCCTGGGTGACGGTGTACGTGACACCTGTTTGGGGGTCAAGGACCTGCGCCCCCACGCTCAGGGCATAGCCGTTGGTGTAAATCTTCTCGCTGTGGTCTGTAACGGTCCCGGCCAGCTCCCGCCGGAGGTCCACGTCACTGACCGGCAGCACAGCCCCCTGGAAGGGGGTCCGAGAGGGTTCAGCAGACGGCACCCATTGGCCGCCCTTGGCCTGGTCGTATTTCCCGGAGGCCTTCAGGTCGTACATGGTGTGCAGCAGGCCCCTCGGTATGGTCGGCTGTGCCATTTTCGTGAAGTTCATTCCATGCCCTCAACTTTCCATGTGATTGAATTGAACATCCTCTTGGTGACGGTCAGAGGGCTATTTGCCCAGCTCGGCGCCCGCTCCTTCTGGATGTCGCCCTTTGGCTCAAAATTCCCGGAGTCCGTCATGTATTCGTGGATGAAGTCCACAGCCTTCCCGCCTATCCATTCGGCAGCCTGCTTTGCATCCCACCCGTTGAAAAGGATCTGAGCGACGGCCTTCTCACACTCAGCCGCCAGTCGGTCCCGGTTGGCATCATACCCGGCCCTGATGAAGGACCGCTCAGGGATGGTTACAGAGGGCAGCAGCAGGAACAGCAGCTCGATGTCGTCCTGCTCCTCGCCGCCGCCCTCGGCCTCCCCCTTCTTCTTCCGCTTCCGCCGCTTTTTCTGCTTGGGGATGGCGGCCAGCAGGAAGCCGTTGTGGGACCTGAAGAAGAAAAGCCCCTGGGTGTCGAAGTCCCGGGGGCTTTTGTCATAGCTCAGTTTGTTGATGGGGATGCACAGGTTTTTGGCGTTCTTGGCCTTGATGGTGGCTCCATACTCGTGGACGTGGGCAATCATCAGGATGTCGCTGTCAGCATCCCCCTGTATGCCCACATGGATGGTGCAGGCCCTCAGCTTCGCCAGCTCTCCCCGTATTCTCAGCAGCTCAGGAAGCACCTGGTCGTTTAGGGTCATAGGCTCACCACCTCATGTAATGCCCGAGCGTTTCCATCCACGAACTCCGAGGCTCCTTGTCGAAGGTCCAGCTCACGTCGGACACGGAGAAGGCAGACAGGCCCTGGGACCCATTCACCAGGACGGAGAACTCCTGCTCGGCAATCCCCCAGACAATGGCGATGATGTCCCACGGGAGGTCTGAAGGCTCGTCCTCCGTGGCGTCCTTGGGCAGGACATAGCCGGCGGTGAACTTCACCTCCAGGGAACGGCTGAACATCCCAATGTCGTTTGCCAGCCCGTAGCGGTAGCCCCTGAAGGGCCAGCCCTCGTCGCGGTACAGCACACCGATGTTGCCCTCCATCGTGAAGTCGTAGCTTGCGGGGTCGTACACGACCCCAGAGAACACGTCCTTGACGTACTCCACATCCCGGATGGGGTATTGCTGAAGGACAAGCTCCTGGGCATCAGGGGAGGCATAGCGGTGGGTGTAGGTAGCCTTCCCGAACTTCCTCCCAGTGATTGTTTCCACCCATGCGGAGGCCGCATTGATAAGGCGGGTGACGTTGTTCCTCACCTCGGCCGTGGCTTCCTCCTTGGGGATGCCAAGCCGCTCCAGGGTGTCCTCCACGGTCGTCATGGCATTGTCGGCCAGCCTCACGGCGGGCAGGCTTTCAGGGGTCTGGGTTCCAGCTTCAGGCATAGGCCCGTCGCCTCCTTTCATCGCAAACAGGGGGGAGGGCTATGCGCCCTCCCCCTCCTCGTTGGCCTGCTGCTCGTCGTTGGTCTGGGCCTCGCCCGTCCCCTCAGCAGGGGGAGTGTTGGGCTTGCCCTTCCCATTCTTGCCGCCCTTGGCCTCCTTGGGGCCGCCCTGCTTCTTGTTCTGGAGGGCCTTCCCGTCATGCGTGGGGCTGTATACTCTCGCCATAGCTCCGGCCCTCCCTTACACGGGGGCCTGGGCAGGGTCGCCCAGGACCACGGCACAGGCCAGGGCGCCGCCCTCGGCCACGGTGGCGGCGGTGCCGCTGACGGTCACCTTGATGAACTGCTTGCAGCCCACCAGGTCGATGTCGAAGTTAGCGATGTCGCCGGCCTTCAGGCCGTCCACCTCCGCCTTGCCCTCCACGACCAGGCGGGTGTCGGGGACATCCACGAAGGTGCCATCGGCGGTGTCGGCGTGGGTGACCTTCAGCTCCATCTTGCCGGCGGCGGCGGCAGACACGGCCACTACAGCAGACAGGAAACCCTCACGGTCGATGGCCGCCCCGTTGGTGTAGGGGATGGCCTTCACGTTCTGGATAAGCTCACGTTTCATGGTCTTCGTTCCTCCTTCTCAGATTAAAACGCCTTGATGTTCTTGACGTGGATGAAACTCTCCTTGTGGCGGGCCGCGATGTCCACATACATGAGGGCGCGGGTGGCGGCCAGGTTCTCCTCGAAGGCGTTGTGCTGGACACCATCCTCGTCCACCCAGGACCCGTCAAGGGTGGTGTAGGTTTCGAGGCCCAGCTGCTCGCCCACCAGCAGGTCGGCCCAGTTGCCGAAGCCCAGCTCGGTGAGGCCGCCGTCGGAGGTAGTGATCTGATTGCTGACACGGTAGGGGAAGCCCAGCAGCTTGCCGCCGGTCATCTCGTCGCGGTAGATGTAGGCCCCGGTGGTGGTCTTCATGTTCATGAGGTAGCCTTCCAGCACGCTGTTGAAGGTCCAGCCCAGGTGGGCGTCGTCCACATTCTTCGCCAGGACCTTGGAGCGGACGAACACGGGGAAGTCAGGGGTGATGGCACCAGCGGCGGAGGCCAGGTCGGTGTTCCCCAGGGCCTTGGCGTCCAGGTGCTCCACCTCCTTATCGGCGAAGATGCCCAGGGGCTGGAACTCGCCGCCCTTGCCGAACATACCGCCGAAGTCCAGGCCCAGCTCCATGCGGCGGGTCAGGTCATTGGCGAACATCTGGTCGGCGCTGAAGTTGGTGGACATCAGAAGCTCGCGGGTCTGGGGGACGATAGCCTCCAGACGCTTGGAGGACAGCTTGATGTTGCCGAAGGCGGGCTGGCTCTTGGCAATCTTGCGGCCCTCACCGCCCCACGTCGCACGAGCGCCGGAGGTCATGCGGGGGATGTTCAGATTGCCGTTTGCCATGGGGACCTTCTGAGCGCCCAGCTCGAAGATGACCGTCTTGGCGTACAGCAGTTCCACGATGTCGTCCAGGTACACCTCGGGAATGAGGTAGCCGCCGCCGGACGGGCTGGTGGCGCTCAGGGCCTTGAACTCGCGGGACATCTCCGCGTCGTCGTACTTCTTCTTGGCGTAGAAGGCAGCCATATCGGGGTCGTGCCGCCCGAAGACATCCAGACACTTGATGGCGCGGGCCAGCTGGATGGCAGGGGGGACGGCCTTCTTGGCGGCACCGCCGCCGGAGGTCCCACGGCTCATGTAGATGGACGCATACTTGCGCTGAACAGGGGCAGGACGGGAGGCAGACTTGGCGGCCTTACCCTTTCCCTTGACCTGGCGGGCAGGGCGGGAGGCAGACTTGCGGCCCTTCTCCTCGTCCTCCTCGCCGTCCTCCTTCTCCTCGTCCTCGGGGTCATCCCCCTTGGCCTCGTCGTCGGGGATGGCGTCCAGGATTTCGGCCACGGCCTCCATCACCTCGTCGGCGCTCACCTCGCCCAGCTCCTCGCCGGCTTCCTTCCGGCTCTTACGCTTCTCGGCCACCACGTCCATGGCCTGCTCGATGATGGCGGCGATGTCAGCGGGGGCAGCCTCCACGGCGGGGTCCTCCTCGTCCTCGCCGCCCTCGCCGTCGGCCTTCTGCTCCTCCAGGGCCTCCTTGACGCAGGCCTTAATCTTCTCGGTCAGCTCGTCGGCCTCCATCTTCAGGGACTTGCGCTCCTCGGGGCCAGTCTGACCCTTTTTGCCGGTGAATTTCATGGTCTTTGTTCCTCCTTCTTCAGAGTAAAATTTCGATTGTGGGTTTCCCGGAAGGGGACGCACCCTTGCCGGAAGCAGGCCTCTCGGCCCGCCTGCGTTCGCTGGTGGCACGTTTAGGGGCGGGGGTGTCCTTCTTCCCCTCCCCCTCGGAGGCCTCCTTGATGATGCTGTCAAGGGCCTTGGTGGCCGCCTTCATGGAGGCGCTGGCATCCTTCAGGGCTTTGAGGCGGGCGCTGCTGATTTTGCGGCCAGCCTTCAGATCTGCCGCCACATCCTCAGCCATGGCCCTGGCCCTCTCGCTGGCCTCGTCAGCCTGCTTGTAGTCAGTCACCACGGCTTTGGGGTTCATCGCCCACGTTACCAGGGATGTCTCCCACAGCTTCACCTCTTTGAGGTGCCGGATGCCAGCCTCGTCGTACTCGAACACGACGGGGTCATAGCCGATGGACAGCTCCGTGAGGACGCCATCCTTCAGCAGCACCTTGATGTCGCGTCCCATCGAGGTGTCGCTGATTTTGGCCTTGATGAACAGGCCTGTGCTGTCTTCCCTCAGTTCCAGAGGGCGGCCAATAGGAAGCCAGCCGTCATTGTGCAGGGCGAGAATTTTCACCCGCTCCCAGCCTTCGGCGATTGTCTTCGTGAAGGCTCCAGGTTCTATGACATCGCCGCCGCTGTCGATATTCCCGAACACGGCGGCGTAGCCGCTGAAGATGCCCTCCTCCTCGTCCACCTCGTCGGCTTTGAAGGAGATGGTCTTGTACTCGGTCTTCCTTCCCTGCTGCTTGACCCCACGGCTCAGGGAAGCCTCCCACGCCTTCAGGCCACGCCCGGGGGCATAATAAGACGGCGACCTGCGGAGGTGGGCCACCGCAATCTTCGCCGTCAGAACAGGGTCGTTATTGGTGATGTCGGTATCAGGGGAAGACGCCCCATGCTCCAGCTCCGCCGTCATTCCGACGGCCAGGGCCTTTGCGTCGAACTTCTCAGCCCCCAGGTCGATACCGGCCTTTTTGGCGGCCTCAGCCGCCTGCTCCGGGGTAAATTCCATTTCGGTCGGTCCTCCTTCAGTCGATGTCGTAGGTCAGGAAGCAGTGGCAGTTGACAACCTCCTCGGCCTTCCCACAGTCAGGGTCGCAGGGGAAGCGGCAGCCATTCGGGAAGGTGGCGTCCATGGGGATGCGCTTCCCGTTCAGGGCCTTGTGGCTGTCACGGGCCACAGAGATATTGGTGACGTGCCAGGTCTTCCACCCGGCCCCGGCCCGCTTCATCATGTCGAAGTTTCCAGACAGCAGACTGCTGTTGCACTCCTGGGCGGCGATGGTCTTCGCTCGGGCGCTGGTGGTCTTCATCTCCTGCTGGATTTGCTCGGCAATCACGGCCCTGCTGTCCCCATGCTCCAGGGAGGCGGTGACGATGCGGCTTATCTCCTGCTGGGTGGTCTGGGTGATGTGCTTCACCCTCGCCCCGCCCCTCAGCTTCGCCACCGACACCAGCTCAGGGCGCTGGATAGCCTCCAGCCCGTAGACCTTGGACGCCACCTCGGCCCCCTTCCTGTAGCTCTCCTGCCACAGGGGGGTGAAGATGGAGGCGAGGACGCTTTCCTCCCCAGGCCAGTCGATAAGGCCCAGGACGAAACGCTCCACCCTGGACAGCCTCTCGGCCTCGTCCAGCTTATACCAGGCCCCGGCCCCGTCCGTGTCATACTCGGCCACCCCATCCAGCAGGATGTCCCACACAGACCGTTCGGCCTTCTCGGTCCCGGTCACGGCGGCAGCTATGCGGTTGGACTGCTCCCGGAAGTATTTGGCCGTGGCAATCTCAAACCGCCGCCCCTGCTCCTTCTCAGCCTGAAGCAAGAGGCGCTGGGCATCCTTCAGCCGGACCGCCTTCAGCTCCTCGGGCGTGGGTTTCTTTTTGAGGCCAGCGATTTCCACCGCCGTTTTGCCCTCTCCCTCGCCGCTAAGGCCATCGTCGGGTCCGTCCAGGCCCTCCAACACTACCTCGCTTTGACCGCCCTCCTGGGGCGTTTCTGCGCCGTCCTCGGCAAGCAAGGCGGCGGAGGCCTCCACGGGGTCGGCGGTGGCTCTCATATAGACATCCGAGAACTGGGTCTTGTAGACATCCCCGCCGGAGGGGGCAGGGGGGAGGCCCAGCTTTTCGAGGGCCTGGTCCTTCGTCAGCAGCCCAGCGTTCCACCCATCCAGGGCCACGGCCTTGTCGAACTCCTGATTGCGGGGGACAATATCCTCGAAGTGCCACACCAGGCCAGGACCAAACAGGGGAATGAGCTGCTTGTTGATGGCTTCCTCCCGCCTTCTCAGGCTCGGCATGAGGACGTTCTGGGCATAGATGTATTGGGCAGCCTCAGAGGTGGCCCGGTTGCTGCTCTCCGTGATACCCATGATTTCCCGGGGGACCCCGAAATGCTCCAGTACAGCGTTTCGGAGGAAGGTCCGCCCATTCACCATGTCCATGTCCTTCATGGTGTCGCCCACCTTGTTGACGACGACCTCCCCATTTACGGTGGCAACCCCATGGGATTTGAAGTGACCCCTGAATTTCTCCATCCACTCAGCCCGGAAACGCTTCCGCTGCTCCTCGGTGCTTTTGGGCATGGCGATGACCAGGTTCGGCGTGGCATCGTTGAAGAAAAACCGCTTCTGGAACTTGGCAGCATACTCGTCTGTCTCGATTTCGTCCGCCAGGGCCTCAGACTGGCCCAGGCCCCGCCGGAACGGGTCCAGGGGGTTGAGGTCCTTCATTACGAACATATCATCCACAGACACCTGGACAAGCACACCGCTCGTCAGCCGGACGGTGTAAAAAGGGTGGTCCAGGTACGGCGTCATCTGGACCCAATGTGTCGGGACGGGCCACAGCTCCACAGGGACCCCGAGGGCGTTCTTCTCGATGATGAAATAGCCCTCGCCCTTCAGCTTCAGGTAAATCTCCAGCAGCCGCCACAGGGCCGCGTTCGACATCTCATGCAGGGGGTTCGGGCATTTCCAGAACTCCAGGAACGGGTGCTCGGTCAGCTCCTTCTCGTCGCCGTTCTCGTCCACCCGGTACAGTTTCCCCTCAGCATAGGCCAGATCTGAAGCGATGCGCTCCACCACGGCCAGCCGCGGGTTGGTCCGATAGGCTTCCATCCATTCCTGGGTGTTCCTCTCAGGCGGCGTGGTCCAGCGCGGGACCATGATGCCCCCCTCGGTATACGCCCTGCTTCCAGCAGCTCCCCCAGAGGTGGACCTTCTCCACCTATCCAGAAAAGCCATTTACGCCTCGCCCTCCTGCTTCCCATCGGGGGCCGCCTCAGCGGGCTTGCCCTTCCCGGTGGCGGGCTTCTTGCCGGAGGTCTTCTTGCCGGCCTTCTTCCCCCTCTCCAGGACGTTGGACACCTTGGGGGCCTCCCCATCCTCGATGCCCGTCTTCTTCCTCCAGGCCTTCACGGCCTCGGCCTCAGACGCGGCGTGAATGAGCTTCATGGGGCGGCCACCGCCCCCGACCAGGTACTTGTTGGGCTTTTTCATGTTCTGTTCCTCCTTGTGTTAAAAATCCAGGCTCCAGTCGCTCACAACGGGGTCGTATAGCGCCAGGGCCAGGGCGTCGGCCATATCCGGGGACGAAAGCCCCCGCTTCTTCATCGCTTCCTTGCGCTCCAGCTCAATCCGCCCGGAGCTGTTCACGGCATACCGGCGGTTCGATAGCTGGCTGATCTGCTTATCGTCGTACCACAGGTGGATGGCTCCAGTCCGAAGGGCCTCCCGGACGGCTCCCCACATCAAGCCTGTGCTGTTGTGGTACTCGATGGGGTCATCATCGGAGATGGTCCCGCCCTCTCCACCGAAGTGGCACTCCACGATTTGGAGGTCGAAGGGAGGGGGGATGCTGGGGTCGTAGGGGTCAAGGTCCTTGTATCGCTCGGCCCTCTCAGCCTCCACGGCCTCGATGATGCTCTCCCGCTGCTCATTCAGGCGGTCATACACACCCACGCCCAGGCCGTCACAGTCCACCTTGACCTTGATGGCGGCCCATTCATAGGCCTTGGCGTACCTCCTGACAGCCTGGACAGCCTTCCCGGCCAGCTCCATGGTGTCGTTGTGGTGGTAGACCTCCGGGGCCTCCTGCACCTTCCTATCCAGGACAGGGGAGAACACGGAGCTGTCGTCGCCGAAGCGGGCCACGTCGATGCCGATGTCCACCCGCAGCACCTTCTCCAGGACGGGGGCCTCCCCCTCGCTCGCCTTCTCCGCCCACTCCATAGGGATGAAGCTGTCAGGCAAGGCCCTGGGGAACTCTCCAGCCACACGGACCCGAAACACGTCGCTGTCCTCCCCGAACATCTCCACCACCGTCTTGATGAAGCGTTCATCCACCCTGGAGCTGTCCCGGCCATCAACGTGGATGGTCTTATACTGCGCCCGGTCCTTGTGGTGGGAGTTGTAGAAGAAGCCCGTGATTTTGGTCGGGTTCCCGCACATCATCAACCGGGCGCCCTCAGTAGACAGAGCGCCCAGGACAGGCTCGAAGATGTCATCCCGAACGCCGGAGGCCTCGTCGATGATATACAGCACGTTGTCAGCGTGGAAGCCCTGGAGGGCATCCGGCTTGCTGGCCGTCCGGGCCACGGCAAACCATTCCTCGGCGTAGCCCCTCATGTAGACCTTTTCACGGGTCCATATCAGGTCGTTCGACAGCACAGGGTTGGACCTCAGCCATTTGGCGACCTCAGCCCACAGGATGTCCCAAAGCTGGTGCTGAGTAGGAGCTGTGCAGGGGATTTTCGGGAAGGGCCTGGTGGACAAAAACCAAATGATGGCCCAGCTCTCGACGGCACTCTTTCCAATGCCGTGGCCGGACCGCACAGAGGTCATGGGGTATTTTGCGATGCTGTTCAGGATGTCCCGCTGGTGGGGGTCAGGCTTCGCTCGGATGATGTCCTCCACAAAGTCCACGGGGTTGTCCGCGTAGTACAGTATCGCCTTGGGGTCAATCATCCTGCCTCTGGCCCCCTTCCTCCGCCGCTGGAGCGCCGTCACCGTCGCGGGAAGGGTCCAGGACCTCCCCACGCTGGCGGGCCTCATAGGCCGCCTGAATAGCGTCTGCGAGGGACGCCTTCTGCTGTTCAGCATCCAGGGCCTTGGCGTCCATGGCCTTCTGATGCTCAAACCTGGCCTTGTTCAGCTTCAACTCCTCACGCCGTAGCTGGTCGGATGGGCTTTCGCCCACGGTGTCCCGGTAGAAGTAGGCGGCTTTGACGTTCCCCTTCATGGCCTGATTGAGCATAGCCACCAGGACGGCCATTTGGTATGTGCTGTCACCTTCAGGCACCCCGAGCAGCTTCATTTTTTGCTGAAGCTCCTTACTCGTGACGGGCATATCCAGCAGGGCCTTGGCGGCGGCCTTCATGCTCTTTTTTCGCCTCCGGGCAGCTCCAGAGGCTTGGCCCCCTTTTGAGCGGATTTCTCTCTGTTCGCTCTCTGTTCGTTCGCTGAACGGGACCAGGTTTTGCTCGTTCTTTCCTGCCAAAGTCACCACCTCTCGTTTCGGGGCTTCCTGGGGGTCAGATGAAGCAGGAATTTCGGCGGCCAGCGTTCACCTGGTCCATGAAGATATTGGGGGCAGTCATCCGGCAGGGAACGTCACAGCCGGACATATCCGTGGCGGCGGCCTCCTTCTTCTCCAGGATGTCGGGGTCGAGGATGTGGCCCACGATTTGGTACGGCTTGTGGCAGCAGTACATGACCTCGCCCCTCTCATTCACGGCAATCTGCGCCCAGGAAGCAGAGCACCGCTCGAAGGTCCTCCCCAGCAGTTCCCACTTGAAATTGAGGGTCACGCGCTCGTCAGCCTCCTGGATGGACCGCACAGCCTGGATGATGTCCATGGCCTCAGCCATAGCCTCGTCCGTGGCGTACTCCTTCCCCCCGGCGCTTTCCTTGGGCCTGAAAACGATGTAGTCCACGTCCAGGTCCCGGTTGGCTTCATAGAAACTGCGGACAGCATCCACAGAGCTGGCGACCATCTGGATGCCCAGGGAGGTGATGGGGCTGTTTTCCTTCTTCCAGGCAGCATACGCCTGGATGTTCCTCCGGGTCTGCTGGTAGGCCTTCACACCCCTGGCCCTCTCGTAGCTCTCCTCGTCCCATCCGTCGAGGCTGACCTTCAGATAGTCAGGCCGGATGAAATGCAGGGTGTTGAAATTGCTGTTGACCCCATACCTCACGCCCCCGCTCTCCAGCCACCTGGCGATGCTCAGGAAGTCAGGGGCGACGGTAGGCTCCCCGCCCCCGGTGAGGATAAAGCCCTTGACCCCCAGGCGCATGAGGCGGACAGCATACCGCTGGAAGTCCTGGAGGCTCATGGCATAGGCACCGCCCTCCAGGCTCCAGCGCCTATACGTGCAGTACGGGCAACGGTTGTTGCAGTAGTTCGTCAGGAAGATGTCAGCGGTGATGGGGAGGTGTTCCCCGGCCACCCTGTCCAGGTGGGACAGCATTTTGTCCCCGGCAATTCCCTTAATCATTTCGGGCGCTCCTTTCTGTACCTCTCGTTCAGGATTTTGGGGACGCAGCACTCCCAGTCGATGCGGTGGTGGATGCGCTGGTGCTTGCTATACATCATCCCGACCTTGATGGCGGAGGGCATAGACATGACCGAGTAAAAGGTTTTGAGGTACGTCCCGCTCTCCTTGTAGGCCTCAGTCATCCCTCCGCCCAGGGATTGGGTGTTCAGCTGGATGATGTGGACATCCGCAAAGGTGAAGAACAGCTCCCCGCGGCTCCCCAGGGTCGTGTATGTCGTCACGTCCTCGTTCATCGTCCCACGGAACTCGATGGGGCGGTCAGATCTGCAAAACAGGGCGTTCATGGATTTACGAAGGAGGCGCTTCTTGAAGTTCCCGCCGGCCAGTCCTCCAATGAAGTCCCCACCCTGGGCAAAGGCCACCGTGGCAGCTCCAGTGGTGTCCAGGAAGGCCAGCATGGCATTGATGACCCTCTCCAGGCCCTCGCCGCTCACAGTCTTGGAGCGAAGGCTTCCTCCCACAGGATAGCGGAACAGAATGTCCGTGTAGTCATCGTCCAGCATGAGGAAGTACGTCAGGCCCAGCTCCCTGGCGATGCGGAAGCTCTCGTTCCTGGCATACAGGATGGCCCGATGCTCATTCAGGTTGTCCATGGTGTCGGTCCTGTCGTGGGCCTCCTGCTTCTTGAACATGATGACGTGGTCCTTCCCGAACTTCTCATAGTAGGCAGGGGCTGTCTCGTCCTCGTCGTCGATTATCATGTACCACCTGCCGTTGTACCCATGCTTTCGCAGGGTCTTCATCGTCACCACGTTGTCGGCTCTCCCGTGGGTCAGGATGAAGATGGCGAAGTCATCCCGCACTGTCCTCACCCTCCCCCATAGCGTCCAGGACCTCACCCATGAGGGTGGTATACCCATTGGCGATGGCATTGTCCACGTCGATGATGACGAGGGCTGACTTCTCCATCAGCTCCTGCATTTCGGGGGAGGCGTGGGCATAATACTCGGCCACGTTCCCATAGTTGAAGACATTGTGGCGGTGGGCAGCACGAATGAGGAAGGCCTTCTCGTCCTCGCTCACCCCGGACCGCTCGATTTCGGCTATCAGCTCATTGGCCTTGTCTGGGTCCAGCATCTCAGCGATGGTGGGCTTCTTCCCGGTTATCTCATACTGCGGGATGTTCACGGCGGCAGAGTAGCCGCTGTCCTCCATCTCGTCCCCGAGGGGGCTTTCTTCCTCCCCAAAGCCGAACAGGGTCATGTCGATTTCGAGGATGCCTTCCAGCTCCTTCGCCAGGGCCTCCTCGTTCCAGTCGGCCAGCTCTCCCACCTTGTTGTCCGCCAGCCTGAAGGCCTTTATCTGCTCTTTGCTCAGGTCGTCGGCCACCACACAGGGGACACTCTCCAGCTGGAGTTTGAGGGCAGCCTTCCACCTGGTATGCCCAGCCACGATGACCCCCTCGCTGTCCAGGACGATGGGGACCTTGAAGCCGAACTCCTGGATAGAGGCGGCCACAGCATCCACGGCATCGTCATTGAAACGGGGGTTATTCTCATAGGGGTGTATCTCGGCCAGCCTTCTGTATACGATGTCCACGTCAGCACCTCCAGAAAAAATTGACGGCGGACACCCATGCCAGGGCATCCGCCGTTCTCGCAGTTTTTCATCATGGGGACAGTTTACCACACAAAACTGCACAGGGGAATTGCAGGATTTTTTCACGGTATCATTTCACAGCCTCGACCCCATACAGGCGGACGGCCACACGCTGCACAAGGCGCTTGCGGTTCCTCCAGACAGTAGCAGGGTCGCAGGGGATTTTCTCCGCTATCTCGTTATCGGTCAGCCTCTCGATGTACTTTCCCTCGACGGCCAGATAATAGGGGTCGGCCTCGATGGAGGTCAGGGCCTTCTCCAGGGCCTCCAGCTCGTGTCGGGTGGCGGCGATGGCGGCCTCCAGGTCAATGACGACAGCCTCCAGAATTTCCTCCGGGGTCAGCCGGACGCCAGACTTGAAGAAGCGGGTGATGCTATGGCTCCGCTCCTTCAGGCCATACAGGCGGGTGTCCTCCAGTTCCTCCTCGTCGTCCTTCAGCTTCGCCCGCAGGTCGGGGATAGCATAAAGGCGCCGCTCGGTGGCCTTGAAGGCATCCCGAGCAGTTCTTTCCGCAGAGATACGCCCAGCCTCCACGGCCATGTAGATGATGTTCTCCACGCTGTTTTCCTTCTTATTTTTCGCCATTGACTGGCCGCCTCCCTCATGATAGAATAGTCGTGTCACGGGCTGTCTCTCCTACGGGGGAGGCGGCTTTTTTTCATCTGTACGGCGGCTTCTTCCACCGTTTTCTTCGCATGGACATTTTATAGGCCCGACGCAGATTAGAAGGGCTGAAAACGTCTTCAAATTTCTGCAAGTGTTTCTTCGGCTCCTCGATAGAGGGCCTGTCCTTCCGTGGCCTCATTTGCGCTCCAGTCCCTCGTCGATTTTCTTCCAGGTATTAAAGGCGGCGAAGGCTTCCTCCGGGGTCACTCCCGGTCGCATATAGGCCCGCCTGAACTTCCAGACCCTCCACCTGTACCGCATCTTCTCCAGGAAGGAGGGGGCCTTGATGGGCCTCTGAGAGGTCGGGGAGGCCACAACGGTGACAGGGGAGGCCGCCAGCCTTTCCAGCTCCACGATGCGCTTCCCCTGGGCCTCGATGGTCTTTTCTTGGACCTCGATGGCCCTTTCCAGCCTCCGCAGGCGCTTCTCCCTTCTGGCGCTCACGACTTCACACCCTGCACGCCAGTCTGGAGCAGGAAGCCGAGCAGCATCCAGACCTTGTCCTTGATTTTCTTCACGCAGATCTGAGCGCCCAGGTCCTCGTCGTAGTTCTCAGGGCTGACACAGGACGAAGCCTCCACAATCTCGAAGCCGTTCTTCAGGACGGCCCGGACGACGGTGGTCTTCTCGCCCATGGTCTGGACCTCCACCTGGTCGATGAAGTCATCCACCATCTGCTGGCTGATGCTGGGCTTGTCGGTCTTCAGCTTCTCGTTGACGGTGATGGGGAGGTAGGCCTTCTCGAACACGTCCTTGGGGGACCAGCTCTCGTAGCCGTTCTCGTAGCGGACAGCGTAGCCCTCCCGCTTGGAGCTGGACATCTCAGGGATGCCGGCATCCTCCTTGGTCCACTCCTCGCTGTGCTTCTTCAGGTAGTGGCCGCCCTCCTTCAGCTCATAGAGGGTGGCGGGCTCCGCCTCGACGATTTTCGTACCGATGTACTGTTTCATGGGTTGTTCTTTCCTTTCTTCGTTTTATTCAAAAGCCCCTTGGGGAGGCTTTCACACATGAGGTATTTCAGGATGTACCACAGCTGTGCCATGTAGGGGTGTTTCTGCCTATACGCCATCGCCCTCGGCCCCCTTCTGCTCCTTTTCCACTCCGACCATCCCGGCCCCACAATGCGGGCAGTAGTTCGTTGTGAAGTCCTCCTGTACCCCTCCGCATATAGAGCAGTAGAATTGCACACAGGATGGGTCAAGCGTGGTCCCGTACCTGTGTTCCCTCCACAGCCCGGTTTTGTTGCTGCTCTCTTTTTTCAGCAGCTCCGCCAGCCTCGCCCTGGCCCTCAGCACAGTGGCATGGTCCTTGGTCCCTGCCTCACTGATAGCAGGGGCGAAGGCCTTCAAGGCGGGGTTGAGTGCCCCCAGCAGGGCAACGGCGGCAGGGTCAGGCTTGGCCTGCTTCTCCAGCTTCTCGGCCAGGGCATCCAGCTCGCACAGCAGGCGAACGTCGTATTCATCCATCCGCTTTTCCTCCTTCGGTATCACAGTGTTCGGTATCGCGCAAAGCGCAATCCGCGCAGCCCTTATAGAGGCCACATTCATCGCAGTTTTCGACAACAGGGCGCACATATCCGCCCTCGTCATCCCTGTCAATCATTGGGCAGCTCCCGTCTACGCAGGACAGGCCAACATAATCCGGGCATCTTTCCATGGCGGCCCCTCCTTCAGCTCTCAGGCATTTTGTAGACCTTCGGAGGTATGAAGGCGAAGGGCGGGGCGTAGAAGTTCACAGTGGCGAGGGGACCGCCGTCGGTCTTCAGGTACTTGCCGTACTCGTTCACGATTTCCTCCAGGACCTCCATGGCCCTGGCCTCGCTCTCATACTCCCCCAGGTTGGCGGTCACATCTTCGGCCAGGGGATAGGATGCCAGGACCTTGACCGGGCCTCCGTTATAGTCCCCAAAGGCAGACGACAGGTAGATTTCGCCAACGCTCTCCACATTCAGCAGGGTGTTTCTGCTCTGGCTCATAATCAACATTGTTTTCCCTCCAGCCCCTCCAGGAACAGCAGGACCCCAGGCCCTCCAATTCGGATGCGCCACGGTTCAGCCTCCTGGGGGGTTATGTATTTGTGTCCGAGGTGGCCCTTCATATTCGCCCAAAAGCTCCAGGGGATGCGGAAGAAGTCCTGCCCGGAGAAGGAGCAGACCACAAAGGCATGGCCGCCGTATTCGTAGGCCCGCCTCAGCCTCGCAGCCTGATCCGGCGTCACTCGGTCCTGGTCCATCCTGTCGGCGTCCGTGTGCTTCGCCTCGAAATTCACAGCGGTGCCGCCCATCATAAAGCCCTTGAAGTCGGCCTGGGCCTTCTCGGTATACACAGCAACGAACTGACCGTTCCCCAGGCTCCTGAGCGGCTTCATGGCTTCCGGGGTCTTCTCGATGTCAGCCACGCCATTGGCCCGGTAGTAGGCACAGGCAGCCTCGATGATGTTCTCGAAGGCTTTCCCCTTGTACCGGCTCAGTTTGTTTCTGTAGCGGACGGACAGGGCCTTGTTGGTCTTATTCACGGTCGCCCGCCTCCTTTCTTCCCCTTCTCCCCATACAGGATTTTGGGCAGCCACTCGTACCGGCTCTCGAACGGGTCAAAGGGTTCCCCCTCTGGGACAATGCGGCGCAAGGCTCTGTCCAGCATCTCCCTGTAGTAGTCGGCCTCGTCCTTCAGGGTCAGGGCGTCGAAGTACAGGTCGTAGCACTTCCCCCAGGCCTCCAGCACCTTTTTGAGGCGGGCATACCCAAACACGTCCTTGCCCATCACGTCCGGGTCATTCAGCACACACATGAGTGTGTCGGTCATGTACTGCACGAAGGTCTGCCTGGTGGCATCCTGAAGGAGGCTGTCCCGGACCTTCCGTTCCTCCTTCTGCCGCTTCAGCAGGCCGCTTTGCTTTCCCATCTCTTGAAGCTCCTTTCCTCAGACGGCGACCAGCTTCTCCAACTGCTCCATGGTGGTGATGGCCTCCCCGCACCATTCGGGAAGGTTGGCCCGCACCAGGGCGGTGGCGAAGGGAGGCGGTACGGCGTTCCCACAGCGGGCCACCTGTTTGGATTTCCCGTACTCCTTCCCCCTGAAGTCGCGGTCGATGATATAGTCAGCAGGGAAGCCGTTGGCCCGGTACAGCTCCCTGGGGGTCAACATCCGCAGCCCAATGTCGGCGATGAAATACCAGGCGCCGCCGATATTGAACAGCACCACCTCGTCGTCCTTCAGGCCATAGCCGCAGAACTCGTTCAGGCACTCCCTGACCTGGGGCCACCGCTGAAGGTCTTCCCCAGGACAGACCCGGACCACCTTTGTGGTGACGACCCCGAAATGGGTCCCGCCGGCGGTCACGGTCTGCACAGGGTCCCCAGCAGGCCCGCCCAGGTTCTCCCCCTTCAGCTTTACCAGGTGGGCCGTCTGAAGGGCGTTATGGTCCACGGCGGTGACGGTAGGCACCGGCTGGGAAAGCTCAGACCCCACCACCCCGCCAAAGTATTTGGACAGGCTGGCGACGGTCAGGCCCGCGTGGTCTTTCGGCAGGATTGTGGGGGCAGGCTCCGAGACTTCCTGCCCATCACCCTGGCCGTAATACTTCGTCAGGCTGGCAGCTACCAGCCCATAGCGATTGGAGGCGTCAACAGTCAGCATGGGTCCGCCTATCTCCTGTCCCCTCACAGCTCCACCCTGTTCCGTGTGATACTGGATAAGGCTGGCACCGACGACGCAATCCTCCTGCTTGGAAACGGTGGTGTGGGCAGGCTCCCGAATATCCCTTACGCGGTCGCCTCCGCCCGTCTGACCGATGGCGGCCAGGGTGGCAGATAGAAACATCTGCCCACCGCCTCCCCCGGTCCTGGCGATGTCCACAGGCTCATTGAGGGGGTGTCCCGTGGAGTTGGTCGTGTTCGTCACAGTCCAGGGGGCCATGAGGGGGGACGCCACCCCATACCCATGCTTGGCGGTGATGGTCTGGAGGGGGCTGTCCATCTCCTGCCCCCGGAACTCCCCGGCGTGGTTCACCACCACCAGGAAGGGGCGGGCAGACTTCAGCACGAATTTGTCTATCCCTCGGGCCACCCTCCGCATGGTGTTGGGCCGGAGGGGCCGCTGGGCGCTCAGTCCATACTTGGCCTTGACTTCCTCCCTGGTATCGAAGATAGAGGGCGTGGGCAGGCTCCAGTCGATGACCTCAGCAGCAGCCCGCCAGGGCTTCAGCAGGCCCGCCTTGACCTCCGGGCTGTCAGCAGGGGCGTGAGTGGGGGAAGGCCACACGATTGGCCTCCCGTCCCTCCTGGCAATCAGGAAAAACCGCTTGCGGGTCGTGGGCGCTCCATAGTCAGCGGCCACCAGCTCCCGCCACTCCACATCGTAGCCCAATGATCTGAGCTGGCCCAGCCACTTGCGGAAGGTCTGGCCGGACAGCTTCCTGACGGGCTTCCCCTTGCGGACAGGTCCCCAGGTCTGGAACTCCTCGACGTTCTCCAGGATGATGACCCTCGGCTTCACGGTCCCGGCCCACCGAAGCACAATCCAGGCCAGCCCCCGGATGTTCTTGTCCACAGGCTTCCCGCCCTTGGCTTTCGAGAAGTGCTTGCAATCAGGGGAGGCCCACAGCAGGCCCACAGAGCGTCCCCGGCAGACCTCCACAGGGTCCACATCCCACACGCTGGCCTGGAAGTGCTGTGTGTGCGGGTGATTGGTGCGGTGCATCAGGATGGCGTCAGGGTCGTGATTGATGGCAATATCCACCACCCTGCCTGTCGCCAGCTCAATGCCCGTGGAAGCTCCGCCGCCGCCGGCGAAGCTGTCCACGATGATTTCATCCAACAGGTCGAATTGACCGATGCTCATGCTTCCTCGTCCTCTCCTTCCCATTGACCGCAGATATTCTTTACGGGGCAGGTGTCGCACTCCCACGAGATGTCGCTGCACATCCAGCCCAGGGCGACGAGGGCCTTCCTGTCCTCCAGGTCGTCCCAATCAATCTCGGAGCGCCCCCTGTAGTGTTCATCCATCTGGGGGAAACGCTGCACTCGAACGCTGATATAGTCGGCATCCTCGCACACCTCAGTGGCGAAGGCGACCTTCTTCGCGGCCTGGGCTGTCTCAGCAAAAACGACCGTCGCGCAGTCTTCAAGGCTCATGGCGTCCCATGCTTTGTATGCCTTCATCAGCCTGCCCTCCGTTTCTTCCACGCCTTACAGACCCCGCCTTCAGGGACGTACACGGCGTACCCCTTCCCCATGCTGGGGGAGTATTCCTTTGTCCCATCCTTGAAGCAGTAGCCATATATCGCCGCTCCGCCTTCCAGCTCCCTCGGCTCCTTCAGCTCAGAGAAGTGAGCGCAGGAATAGCAGTTTCGGGCGTCCTTCTCCGCCCCTTCAAAGAGGGCAAGCTGCTCGTTCACGGCTGGCGCCCTCCCTTCCAGAACTCGACGTAGTAGGTGTACCGGGTGTTCTTCCCGACCTTCTCCTTCACCTGGCGGACGGTGTAGCCATTACGGGCGAGGATCTGAACGACGGCATCCCGGTCGTCCGCCTTCTCAATTTCCACCCGCACAGCTTCAGCCATTCCCGCACACCTCCGGCCAGACCATCCCTTTCGGGTGGTCCTGGATAAGGTCAGGCCCCCAGACCTCGGAGAGGTTGCCCTTCATAAAGACAGGGGCGTGGGTGATACCAGCAGCCTCGACGATGTTCTCCACCCATTCCCTTTTGGGGAGGTGGTCCTTCCTTCCGGCCCCGGTCATGGCCCCGACGATTATCCACTCGGCGGCCCCAAAGCTCCCCAGGCCAGCCTCCAGAGGCTCCAGCAAAGGCTCGATGCTCAGGAAAGTGTGGAAGCGGATGGGGCCAGAGAAGAACTTCGCCCCCTGCCGGGTCACGGTGGACCCATACCAAAAGTTGTCCTCGGCGGGCAGCCTTCCGGCGTTCAGCAGGTCGTAATACCGCTGGGGGTTCTTCGTCAGGAACAGGTACGTGTGCCAGGGGGCAGCCTTGCAGGCCTCGAACACGGCCTCAATCCAGGCATCGGGGACCCACGCCCCGAACAGGTCAGCCATACTGCCCACAAAGATGCGCTGGGGCTTCTTCATCTGGGCGGGGTCGCCCAGGCGGTAGCGGTGCAGGGTGGGCTTGAAGCCAAAGGGGAAGGAGGCGACGACCTCCTTGCCGTCGCTCCGATGGACATACAGGGGGTTGTCCAGCTCCGGCGGCTCCTTCCCGGTGGGGTTCCTTGTCATCTTTATCCCCTCACAGGTCCACCCGCCAAAGCGGGTGGCCTGGTTCCTGGCGTAGCAGTAGGGGCAGAGATGCAGGCATCCAGTGACGGGGTTCCAGCTCCTGGTCGCCCAATCAATTTTGGTATCGTTCATGGTTATTTTTCCTCCCGTTCAAAGCGGATTTTCATTTGGGCAGGGTACAGGTCCACCTCTGGGCGGCGCTTCCCGGTCCACCGAAGGCCACCGGCCTGTCCGACACACTTCCAGCCGGCAGCCTTCAGGCTTGCCCCGTTCTCGCTCTCCAGGATATATGTGACGAGCCGCTTATACCCCATAGCCCTGGCAGCTCTCCAGGCGGCGGCGTACAGCATCGAACAGGCATTTCTCGTCCCGTCGGTACACAGCCGATTGACCTCCAGCGTCCAGCCATCGTCAAGGTGGCGGCCCACGGGCCTGCCAACGATTGCCACCCCGACGATTTTCTCCCCATCGGACAGCCCTATCGAGAACTTATGCCCCACCACTTTGCCATGGTGTCGGTGGTTCTGCTCCACAAAGGCGTTTGCCTCCTTCAGGGTCATGGGGACCAATTCAAGCATGGGCCACCACCTACCAGCAGCAGGCGCCCAGGATAGCGAGGGCCAGGACCCCGGCGGCGGCCACTCTCGCCCCGTTGTTCCTGTCGGTGATTGTCTTCCCCCCGAAGGTAGACAAAAAGCCGTAGAAGGTCACGATGGCGACGAACACAGTCAGAACAACAGGCAAGGCTCGTCGCCCTCCTTTCTGGAGAGGCCCAGCCGGGGCAGGCCCACCAGGTCGGCCAGGTGGTCCAGCTTCTCGCCGTCGGCCTCGGTGTTCTCCCCGAAGATGACCTCCAGCTGACTGAGCATGATTGCCACGTCGGCCCGCTCCTCGTTGATGTTCTTCAGGATGTCCTCAGCATCCCCGTGGCCGAACTCCAGGTTCCTGATGTACTTCAGCAGGGCCTTGGAAAGCTCGGACATCTCCTCGATGGCGACCAGGAGCTGTGGCTTCTTCCCAAACTTCTCGACGGCGGCCTCATAAAGGGCCATCTCCTTCTGCTCAGGGGTCAGCTCGTCCTTGCACTCGTCCACCCCTTCGACAGATACCAAGAGGCCAGATTTGAGATACAAAACCGGGCGCACACCCCAGTAGCCGTCGCAGGCGTTGTTGTTGTTCAGCGAGCCGTCCGAGATGACGCGGCGGGCGAAAGAACTCCCCCCACCCGACGGGGTGCTGTCCGGGGTGATAAGCCACCGCCATGTGCCGGGGGCTTCCATGTAGAGGTCCCTGTTCTCCCGGTACTCGTCGGCGGTCAGCATTGAAACGGTGTCCACACAGGTGCCGTAGTCCTTCAGGCCATCATCGGAGGTGAGGTCCCGCTGGAAGGTGACGGCGGCATCCTTCAGCTCGGGGAAGGCCTCCAGCAGCTTGTCCAGGTACTCGCCATTCAGGTACTCCCGCAGGCTGGCCGTCCGCCAGTCGTTGCACCCGCCCTTGTCGAAGGCAGCCTGGAACAGGTCCTCGGCAGCCTCAACGAGGGTATAGCCATCCGGGGCCTGGGCCTCGGCACACTCAGGGAAGTGCCGCAGGATGACGAACTCGGTCTTCTTGTCCTCCGGGAAGTTCTCCAGGAAGAAGTGGACACCCCGGCCCAGGTCATTGAGCTTGACTTTTTTCATGGTCGTTTTTCCTCCTATTGTTCGGCCTCACAGGGGCCATATTTACCAGCCCGCACCGGCTGGGATGGTTCAAGCAGGGATTTTTGCAGGCCGCTCTCTGCTCACAGTCAGCGCAGCAGAAATGGCCGTGGAGCTTGTCGCAGTTGAAGTTCTTACAGCGGCGCATCTTTCGGATGTCCATGGGTCAGCCCTTCCTCCTTCCTTGCTGGGGTCCAGGACCGACAGAGGTCGAGCTTCCAGTTGAAGTCGTACCCCCCAGGGCGCTTGCAGGCTCCATTCGGTCCATCGTGCCAGAAACAGGTCGAGCAGGTCTTCCGGGGGATGTCCGCGAGGTTGATTATCTCGGCCATAGGTCAGCCCCTCTTGTACCCGCACCCAAAACAGGTGGGACACACCACGAATGTGTCAGGCCCTCGGACACTTCCTCCACCACGGACCGCATACATTTGCATCGCCCTCACCTTTCCAGACCCAAGGCAATGCGGACACAGGATGGCGAGGCCATCCGGCCCCTTGGGGGCAGGGTCCACAATGGTTTTGATGACAACATCCATTTGTCAGCCCTCCGTTTCCTCAAAACAGAGGTTGAACAGGTAGCGGATGACATTCACCATGATGTCCTTCGTCACGGCGTTGTGGGTTTCCATCTCCAGAATGACCTTGCGGATGGCGGCCCCCTTCAGCACGTCCGGGGTATCAGGTTTCCCCAGGTCCCGCAGGATAGCAAACGCCTTGCCATAGGTCATGTTGCGGATTTCCTTCTGGGTTTCGGCCTCGGCCTTCGCCCTCGCCTCGTCATCCTCACGCGCTCTGAACTCCTCGCACTCATTTCTGAGGCGGTCCAGACCATCCTCGGTGACCTTTTTACCTTCAGGCATGGCGATTGGGTGGTTCTCGCAGCCATGGTACGGGCAGTCGTAGAATTTGCAATAGTCCATCCTTCAGCCCTCCTCGTATGGGTCCGGCAAGGTCCAGCCCCATTCAGATCTGGCGTCCAGGTAGGCCACGCGGAAATGGTTCACCCATCCGTCACCCTCGAAGAACAGATACTCGGCAGGGAGGACCCGGCCCACGCCTTCAGCTCCGGCCTTCTCAGCTCTCCACCGCTGAAGGACATCCCTCGCCAGGTCTATGTACTCAGGCACCACGGGCCTGTCCTCGGTCCAGGCAAATTGGTGAGGGGCGGTCACCACCTCCTGGATGGTGTCCCCCCATCTCCCAGTGTCCAGCCTGTTGAGGACACACCACACGACGGCGGCCTTCTCCTTCGTGGTCCGGCAGATGTCAGCCTCGGCAAATATCGTCTGGGCCAGCAGCACCAGGTCGTCGTCGGTCCAGGCGGGGAGGTCCACAGGCGGCGGGCTTTCCTCCTCGTCGTCTGGGATTTCCTCGGCCCCTCCTGGCCGCTCTGAGGGGGCGCACAAGGCCAGCTTTTCCTCGGGGGTCCAGGTTATCACCTGAACGCCTCCCGCGTCCTGTACGACGCCCTGGGGCGCTTCCTTGGCCTCTCCCACGCCCATCAGCTTGAAGCTGACGAACATACTGGCGAAAATCACCACCATGATGATGGCCGTCACCAGCAGGGCATATTGCCCAGGGTCAAGCCCTTTCGGTCTTGCGAGGCGCTTCCCGCCTCTCGATTTACCAGCCATTTCTCCGGCTCCTTTCCTCGTCATACTCCCACGCCTTTTGCAGGGTATCTATCCCCCTGGCGCTGAGTTTCTTCATCACTCCGTAGATGTAATGCCAATTTACCACGCCGGCCTTTGACGCCTGCTCGAAGGCATAGGCCAGCAGCTCCTTGCGGTCAAGAGGGAAGGTGATGCTCCACTCTCCGCCCTCTCCTTGCCTGCTCTCATGGGTCAGCTCGAACACTCTCTGACGGTCCCGGTCATCCGGCTTATGATCCGACCAATAGGCGGCGAACAGTTCCTCGGTTATCTGGGCCAGCTCCCGGCCCACTTCATCGGACCAACCGAAATAGCGGGTGATGTCATCCACGCTGTCGTACAGGAAGTCCGGGACCCCATCCTCCGGCGCGTCCGGCTGTCTTCCCTCCCTCCAGGCCACAGTCGGAGGTATCAGGGTGTATTCGCTCGGCTTCCCCTTCACCCCCTGGCAGACCTTCAGCAGGCCAGCGTCCTCCAGCTCCCGGCGGGCGTTGAGAAATGCGTGTATCGCAAGCCCCATCATGTCCATGACCTCTTGATTTGTCAGGCTCAGGGGGAAGGTCCAGAAATTTCGGTTCGCCCGGTGCATGAGCTTGTACCAAAGAAGCTGTGCGTTTTTGGAGAGGGGCCGTTCTTCCATCTCGTCGCCGAAGGCATTGATTTCGTTGATGTAATGCAAGAGGCGGCCCCCTCCCCTCCTTCAGCTTTTTGGCACCTTCAGGGGCTTACTCGCCCAGCCTCGTTTGTCCGTCCTCACCATCCGGGGGCGGGGCAGCCTCCCCGTCATTCTGGATGACCTCCCCGGTCTTGGGGTCAACCTCATAATCAGCCTCGGGGTACGTTCCCTGCACCTCGTACATATCCGCGCTGATTTCGTTCTTCACCATCTCGTCCTGGACCACGGCACGCAGGAACTCGCTCTTGAGGGGGGCGTACTTCAGCACCCGTTTGAGGACGGTCTTCTTCGCCATCTCCTCGAAGTTCGTCTGCCACGGCCCGTTGCCATAGGATTTGGAGAACTTCTGAGCGTGGTTCCTCACATCCTCAATGGACATGACCTCGTAGCCATAGCCGCCGTCCTTGGTCTTGAACATGGCATAGACGTACACAGGCTCGCCCCGGTCCTTCATGGCGGGTGTGTGCTTCAGGGTCGGCTCCAGGCCGAAGGAGTAGGTGAAGGTGTCGTTCTCATAGACCACCTGGGCCATGATGGTGGACACCTCCCCGGAGCGATAGGCCAGGTCAATGAGGCCCTTATACCCGAGCTGGAACTGGCACTCCAGAACGCTCCGCCACTGGCCGCCGTCCTTGAAGTTCCTCTTGTAGGGGATGAGGTAGGCCTGGCCCAGGGGGGTGTTCGGCTCCAGGCCGAGCTGGGCGGCGGTCATCATCGCCCCCAGGAAGGAGGGCGGCGTACACTCCGCCAGCTTCGGGTTGGAGGACAGGGCGGACAGGGTGATGCGGGTAAACCGCTCCGGGGTCATCACAGAGGGGAGGGCGGCCTTGATGCCGCTCTGCATCTGCTTGATGTACTGCTGGATGGTGGGGCGCTCCCCACCAGCAGCCTGCATGGCGGCGCTCTCCTGGGTCCGCCTCTGGATAGTGTTGTTTGCCATAGTTAAACGGCCTCCTTCTCAGATTTGATGGTGAAAACTCGCGTCTGGCTGGTCTTGTAGTAGGCGGACAGGTCAATAGTCGGGTGGTCCTTGGCGAACTTCGCCGCCTGGAAGTTCTTCCTCTGCTGAGGCTTCCAGGTTACGAGGTAGCCGGGGCAGGTCCCCCGCTCATTCTCGCCCAGATCCGCCTTGATGATGTTCTCAATTTCATCCACCCGCTCGCCGAGGGCCTTCTGCTGGTCCTTCAGGTCCTGCCGCTCCTTCAGCAGGGCCTCCCGCCCGAACAGCTCCACCGAGTTGTCAGCGGTTTCCCGGTAGATGGTCAGCAGGGTTTCGCCAGTGGCCTCGGACCCATCCACAGGGGGCGGGGTCCCGTTCTCCACATAGCCCCAGAACTGCCGCTCGGCCTCCATGAGGGCGTCGATTTCCGCCTGCTCCCTCTCCAGGGTGTAGCAGAAAATCCCCCGCCCGTAGACCATGACGCACAGATACCACCGCTCGGCCCCGGTCACGGCCATGTAGTGGACACACTGGGCGTAATACTGCTCGGGGAACTCCGTCCCCTGGAACTGCCGGACATCCAGGGTGGAGGTGGTCTTGCACTCCAGGCCAGCGTTCTCCCCGGTCACCCACCTGTCGATGTTGGCGTGGGCGAAGGGGTACAGGTCGTTATACAGGATGGCGTTGACCCTCTCCACCCGCTTCCCGGTGGCCTCGGCCCACCGCTCGGCGACGTAGGCCTCCAGGTCGCGGCCCATCCTCATGGCCTCAGTCTCGGGCTTCTCCTCCAGCCTCCCCAGCTTGTCCGCCCACACGGACAGGGGGCTGGACCACTTAGACAGGCCCACGATGGCGGAGGCATCCGACCCGCCAATGCTCTCCCGGCGGGCCTCCAGCCACTCCTCCCGGCCCATCCCCTTGATGGACCTCCTTCTGACGTTCTTCAGCTTCTTCATGCTCGGTTATTCCTCCTGTTCTTCGTAGTAGTCGTACACGTCCTTGGCACTCAGGCAGACATCGCAGCCCACCACCTGATTGAGAAGGTCCGTGTAGACAGTTTCACACTCAGCCCCACACACGGGGCAGACATACTCGCGCGGCTCCATACCACGGGGCCAGCCCGTCCGCATACAGGCAGCCACCACGGGATGGTCCGGCACATCATACGGGCCGGCCATCAGGGTTTGCCCTCCGGCATCCTGAGCACGACCTTGTTCCCGCCCTTCGGGCTGGTGGTCCAGATAGGGGAGGTCGGGTCGAGGACAGCCGCGACCAGGTAGCGCCGGAAGGCAATCTCGAAGGCGGGGCCGAACTCTCCCTTCATCGCCGCATAGACGGTCCCCAGGGCCTGCAATACCTCGTAGGCGATTTCGTTCTCGCTCCCCATCAGGTCACAGGACCCCACCGTTTTCCCGTCCCTCTTGTCGATTTCCACCTTCAGCACGACGGCACCTCCTCGACATTCTTCTGGCGCTCCCACACGCTGGAGCTGTCGTCGGCCACGGCATCCATAATGACAGCCTGGAACAGGGCCAGCTCGGCGGGGCCGCTGTCAGCCGCTATGGCGTTGAACACACCATTGATGACGGCGATAGTTTCCACGGCCAGGGCTTCCAGGTCCCCATCGACGGAACAGGTGACCTCGACGGCATCCTTCACGCCGGAAACGGCTTTCACCTCAATCACGGCTGGCCCTCCTTCCCCTCGGCCTCCTGGTCGCCCCTGCCAACGACCTCGCTGCTGCTCAGGTCCCACATGGGGGAGAGGGGGTCGAGCGCGGCCATGACAAACCGCTGGCGGAACAGGGCCAGGGCGGGCTCCGGCCCGCCATCCTCAGCCATAGCCTTGTAGATACAGTGGACGACCTCGATGGCCTCACGGGTGAGGGTCTTCATGTTCCCCTCGATGCCGCACTTCACCATCATGTGGCTGGCGTCATGGTCCTTGATTTCGATGCTAATCATGGGGTTATTTCTCCTTTCAAAACCGCTTGACAGCGGCGTTTCGATGTGGTACATTTGGGATGGTTATTTTTCCTGGCCGCTTCAGCCCTTCCCGGGGGCTGGGGCGGCTTCTTCTTTGCTTCCAATCAGCAGCATATCGGAGATGGTGTTCTCCAGCTCCCGAAGGAAGGCCAGGGCCTTGGCGAAGTCCTCCCGCTCGGTGTCATCTATCACCCCGTCGAAGGCTATCTCCTCCAGGGTATCAGCCACCCCGATGGCCTCCTTCAGCATCCGCCTGACCCTCAGCGTGGCGAAGGGCAGGGGGCGCTCGGTGGCCTTCTTCCCGGTCATCCTCCCCACGGGGCAGTCGGCACAATACTGGACAAGGATGGCCTTGGACCCATACCGCTCGGAGTACAGGACAGCATCCTCGGGCGAGATCTGAACGTCGCCCCTCTCATGCCTCCCTATCGTTTCAGGGGAGAAAGGGACCGCCATAGAAGCAGCCACTCGGTTCGCATATCCGGCTCTCGACCTTGCCTCCCGGAGATATTCGGGAGGCCTTTTTGCGTCAACCGCTGACACGGTGTTTCACCTCCTTCGTGGTATCATAGGGAATGGTTGCAGGGGTCAGGCCTTGGTGACCTCCCTGGCATCATACAGGGCGTTCTTGGTGTACTGGCGCTGCCACGCCTTCTGGCTCGGCGCCCACCGAAAGCCCCGGCCCTTCAGCTTCGCCCGCATATCCTCGTCGGGCTTCCCCTCGAAGATGATCTGCACCCGGTTCAGCTCAGTGTTGATTACCACCTCGCCGCCCTCAAAGGTCCAGCCCTCCGGGGCCTCCTCGGTCTGGCGCTTCTCCAGCTCCGCGATGCGGGCCTCATACCGCTTGATGTTGGCATTGTTGTTGGACAGCTCATAAGCGGGATAGCCAACGCGCCCGCAATAGTCAGGCTCCCGAAGCTGCTTGATTTCATCCGCGGTGAAGCCCAACTCACACAGCCGGCGGTCGCCCTCCTCGGTGTCCTTCAGGCGGATGGCGGCATTGGCGGCCCTCATAAGCTCCTGGTGCTTCTTCCGCTTCTCCACTTCTGCCCTCAGCTTCTCCAGGGCGTTCGGGTCATCGGAGCTGATGCCGCCAGTCCCAACGGACCGCATTTTCCCCAACAGGCCCTGGATTTCGGTGTACTCTGCCGCGTTCTTCTCCAGGGCGGCGACCTGCTTCTGCTTCTTCTTCACAGGGAAGTTGCCAGCGCCGGACACCATCACAGAGGGACACATACACCCGATGCGGCTGTTCGCGTTGTAGTTCTCGGCCAGCCTGCGGGAGAAGGAGGCCAGCAGCCCGTCGATTTTCTCATGGTACATGGGGTCGGTCTTCCGCTTCAGGCAGTGGGCCAGGAAGGAGGCCTTGTCCACCTCCAGGCGATACTCCCACGTTTTCTGGCCCTTGGGGTAGTCCCTGAAGGACATCATGCTGTGCGCCGTCCGGGCGCTGGCCTCGTCGATGCTGTGATAGACCGGGGAGGGGCCAGCGACCAGGGCCAGGGCCTCCACGGTGTCGTCAGGCAGGGCCTCGGTGAACTCCCTGTACCCATAGAAGGTGTGGCCGTGGAAGGCAGCCCCGTTCTTGCCATAGCTCTCCGTCAGGGCCAGGGTCGGAAGCTCCAGCTCGGCGGGCATCTCAGCAGTGGTGATGTAGTAGCGATACATGGTTATCTCTCCTTTTCAAATCTTGCCGGCATCCCGGCGCTGTCTGACCTCCAGCGGCTCCAGCTTCTTCCAGGGGAAGCACAGGCCGCAGTAAATCCAGTGGTCGCCCTCCTTGGCGAAGGTCATGTGCGTGTAGGCGGGCATCTCGGTGTCAGGGTCAATGGCCCTGCTGTAGGCCTCTCCAGCCTGCCGAAGGTCATCCCGGTATGTAGTGGGTAGCAGCTCCAGCACGATGCGGTCAACGGTCTGCTCGTCCACCACGTCCCCAGGTTTGAGGGTGCTTATCAGGCCCGCCCCCATCATCTGAACGGGCAGGGGGCTTGGGCCTGCCCTTCACCTCCAGCCTCGCCGGCTTCTCATACGTCAGGCGGACGGCCTTCGCCTCAGAGGCTCCAGGCCTCTTGACCGGCTTCTCCTGGTCCCCACAGTCGCACAGCTCCCCAGGGTCCAGGTGGCAGCCACATCTCGGACACTCTTTCCAGTACGGCACCGTTATCACCCCTTCCCCTGGGGCGGCTGCTTGTCCTTCCCCTTCCTCCAGGGAGGGCGGACCCCAGGCTCGTACATCGTCCGGCTATCGAAATAGCCCTTGCTGACCCGGCCAGATACAGTGAAATAGCCCTCGGCCTCCAGCTCCTCGTTGAACTTCTTCATTACCTGGTAGGCCTTCGACTTCCCCACTCCGAGGATGCTCATGACATCCTCCACCGAGTAGAACTTGTCGCATGGTACGTTCATCCAGCGGCCTCCTTCTTCCGGCTGTCCATGTAGGACAGCACAGCAGGCACGACCTTGTTTCCGGGGGTCTTCCCATAGACGGCGGCCCGCAGGGTGGTTTCCTTCACCCCGGCATCGTTCGCCAACTCGGACACCGTCATGCCGGTTTCGTTCAGGAACTTGTAGACCTTCAGCCCGAACGGCGACTTCTCCTTCTTCACCAGCTTTGCCTCCTTCCTTCGGCTCTTGTGTTTTTCTCTCAATTTTGATATACTGCCATCAGACACCTATGGGGGATGAAGGCCACGTCAACGTCCGCAGGGGGCGTTTCCTGGCCCGCAAGCCTTCCCCAGAGTACAGCACCCTCGTCGCTGATGAACTTCACCCTGCCGCCGCTCAGGTCCACGAAGACAGGCTCCTCGTCCACAGGGACCGACCGCCCTTCCTCCGGGCAGTAAATCCAGTCGATGGGCTGGTCGCAGAATTTACAGCGGGCCATGGCCCTCGCCCCCTTCCAGGTCATCCCACATGATGGGCAGGCTCTCGACGAACTTCTCCAGGGGCCGGATGCGGGGGAACACATAGTCGGCAATCAGCCCGCCCAGCCCCAGGATGAACAGGTACACGGCCAGGATGCACAGCTCCACCATGCTGCCCCCTCAGTCCGCCTGGCAGTAGGTCATGGCATCGTAGCCCTGGCCCTTCAGGTACTCGGACATGGCCTCGGCTGCCCTCGTGCGGGTCAGGCCCTGGCCCACGCCACGGATGCTGAAGACATAGAGCTTGCTGCCCCACAGGTTCCAGACGAAGCAGCCCAGGCCGGCGGTCTTGGCAGCGGCCTCGACCTTCTTCTTCTCCCACTTTGGGAGGCTGAGGGCAGGGGCGTCGAAGTTCGACGTCCCCCCATCGTCGTCCCCCTTCCCCTCCAGGCCATAGGCCAGGGCGGCGGCCAGGTCCTCGGCCAGCTTCTTGTAGCGGCCCTTCAGCTCGGGGACGTGGAAGCGGTCCCTCATGTGCCAGAACTCGGTCACGGCCTCGTCCCTGGTGAGGGTCCTGCACGAGGCCACCTCCTCGCCGCTCTCAGGGTCCAGCAGCATGACCTCGTACTCGTTCTCGGAGATCTGAGCGGCGCTCAGGGTCGCGGTCCGGCCATCGGCCAGCCTGATGTCCTCGTCCCGCTTGATGTTACGCTCTTTCATCGTTCGTACCTCCCTTGGTGTTCTCGTCCTCCATCTCGCGGAGGGGGCAGGCGCTGTGGCGCTTGCTGAGGTAGGCCTTCTTGACCATATCGGGCCTCCGGGCCATAGTCGGCAAGCCACAGCTGTCCAGCATCGCACAGTCGATGCAGCTCTCGGGCAGCTTGTCCATTGTCGTGGTGTAGATAATCATGTTCTGACCTCCTTCTCAGACTTCCCAATGCCCATCGGTGGAGAAGTCCCACTCGATTGACCCATCGGGGTATTGGTAGACGTTGTGGGCCTTCAGGGTCCAGCCATCCGTGACCCTCTGGAGGGTCGCGGCGTCGCTGGTGTCCTGGGGGCCAGGGGCGGCCACGCACAAGTAGCGCCAGCCGTTGCGGTTCTCATAGACGACCCCCTCCTCGGGGATGATGCGCTGGGGCTTGCCGCCCTCCAGGTGCTTCGCCAGGGGGCAGGACAGGCAGGGCATATGGCTCGGCTTGGCTCCCATCTCCCGGCAGGCCCGGCCATAGTAGCCGCAGATGGTCGGGGTCCCATCAGGGCGCCCCTCGTTGGCCTTCTCAAAGGCCTGCTGGACTTCCTCGGTCATCACTCGCATGGCTCAGTCCTCCCAGGGGTCCCGGATGTCTCGGTCCGTGATGCTCCCGTAGGTATAGCCGTTGTCGTTGCGGAGGTAGATGGGGCGGTCCTCGCCGAAGTCGGACAAGAAGGCAATCAGCTCGCCAACCGTCATGGTCCGCCTGCATTGGTCGGGGCCGTAGCCCTCCCGCTTGGTGTCGATGTAGATGGGGTCCATGGTTATTTCTCCTTTCTTCATCCAGGGGGCCGGGGCGCTCAGGCCCCGGCGTGGTAGGCGGCCTGAGCGGTTGTCACCCGCTCCAGCAGGCCCCTGGTGTACTCCACATCCCTGGCGTAGTTCCTGTGCATCCTCACGGCCTCCTGGAACTCCTTGGAGGTGGGGTCCTCGGCATACTTCACGATGTCAGCGGCGGCTTTCTCGGCTTTTTCGTCAGCCTCGGCGGCCCGGTCGCTCAGGAGATAGCGGATATCCTCCATGTCATCGGAGCTGAAGACTTGGGCCTGCATCCGCTTGATGGCTTCCTTGTGCTCGTCATCCTTCTGGATCAGTTCCTCGATTCCCTGCTTGGCCTTCCGCAGCTCGGTTTCCAGGGCCGCGATTTTCGCC